TCACAGGTAATTTTCGGTGGGGACCTGTCGGTCAGAGGGTTAAGATTGCTAATGAAGCAGAATTAGCTGCAAACTTTGCCACTCCTGATTCCGACAACACCATCGATTGGCATTCTGCATCGTACTTCTTACGCTACTCAAGCAATATGCAAGTAGTTCGCGAAGCAACGGCTGCAGCCAAAAATGCCTACTCACTTACTTTACAGTCTGCGACTAAACCAGCTACTTTTTCTGGCGCGCCTACTGTAAATTACTTAGACGATTTTACTGCACAAACTAGTGCATTAGATTCGGATACACACACATTCGTCGCTCGTTATCCTGGCGAATTAGGTAATAGTATCTCAGTTAATATTTTACCAGCTGTTGATTCAGCCGGTAGATTTACAAACTGGGCATATGCTGATCAGTTTGATGGAGCTCCAGGCACATCAAATTGGGCAAGTGACCTAACAGCGTCAAATGACGAAATGCATGTTGTGGTTCTAGACCAAGAAGGACTCTTGACTGGTACACGTGGACAAGTACTCGAAACTTTCCCATTCTTATCAGGTGCATCAAATGCTAAGAATCCTGATGGCACTACGAATTTTGCAATCGACGTCATCAACACTCGTTCTGAGTATATCTACATGGTAGACTTTGACTCAGACTTCAAACAAACCGCTGGTGTAGCACACGGTCAGCCAGCAGTTGCAGGTTCAAACTTCTTGTTGAGCGCACATCCACGTGGGCATGGATATAACTTCGACAGCGGAGTTAATTCAGGTGCATTGGGTACAGCAGAAGTATTAAGAGGCCATGATCTCTTCGAAGATAAAGACATCGTAGAAGTTGACTTCTTGATTGCTCCAAGCATGAACAGCCGTACAGATCACACAACAGTTGTTAACGATCTGATCACGACTGCACAATCAACTCGTAAAGATTGTGTTGTTGTAGCATCACCTGCAAGAACAGACGTCGTAAAACTAACTAATGCTGCTACGATTACCAATAACATTGTAGCAACTGCTAATACGTTTACTAACTCATCATACCTTGTCATGGACGGCAACTTCTTGAAAGTCTATGATAAGTTCAATGATCAGTACATCAACATTCCAGCTGCCTCATCTACTGCTGGTATCATGGCTGCTACTGACCTCAATCGTGCACCTTGGTTCTCACCAGCTGGTTCACGTCGTGGTCAATATCTTGGCATCACAGCTCTAAACTGGACGCCAACAAAGGGACAGCGTGATACACTGTACAAGGCAAGTGTAAATCCAATCGCTAACATTCCAGGTCAAGGCTCATTGCTCTTCGGCGATAAGACAAAGCTTGGACGCCCATCAGCATTTGATCGTATTAACGTACGTCGCTTGTTCTTGGTACTTGAGAGAGCTATTGGTAGAGCAGCTGAGCAAGCACTCTTTGAATTCAACGATGAATTTACAAGAGCTGAGTTTGTGAACATTGTTGAACCAGTACTGAGAGAAGTACGTGGCAGACGTGGTATCACCGATTTCAGGGTTGTTTGTGACGAAACAAATAACACACCTGCAGTCGTTGACCGTAATGAGTTCATCGCAAACATCTTCATCAAGCCAGCCCGCTCGATCAACTACATCACTCTTAATTTTGTAGCTGTTCGTACCGGTGTTGACTTCGAAGAAGTTGTTGGCACGGTTTAAGGAGGTAACGAACAATGGCAATTCTCGGAGTTGATGACTTTAAGTCGAAGCTGAGAGGCGGTGGAGCTCGTCCTAACCTCTTTAAGGCAACGATTAACTTTCCTGGTTATGCTAACGGAGATCCAGAACTTACATCGTTCTTGTGTGAAACCGCTCAGTTACCAGGATCAACACTAGGTCAAATCACTATCCCATTCCGTGGACGTCAGTTGAAGATGGCTGGAGATCGCACATTTGATGTGTGGACTGTACAGATCATCAACGACACTGACTTTGCTATTCGCGATGCAATGGAACGTTGGATGAACGGTATGAATGCACACAGCGCAAACACCGGTCTTTCATCGCCAATCGCATACGAAGCAGACCTACGGGTAGAACAGTTGGATAGAGACGGTAGTGTATTGAAGCTATACACCTTCAGAGGTGCATATCCTCAAGAACTATCACCAATTGATTTGGCTTATGGTTCAAATGATGAGATCGAAAGGTTCCAAGTAACCTTTGCTTATCAGTATTACGAGAGTAATACAACTACATAAATATAAGAAGGAGCCGGGATAGTCTCGGCTCCTCTCTCTAATTTAGGAAGTGAAATGGCTGAAGATATAGGAAATCCAGGTACCGAAGGAATCAAACTGTTTGGGTTTGAGATCAAACGTGCCAAAAAGAAAGAAGAACAAAAGTTGCCTTCAGTTGTTCCACCTCGTGATGACGAAGGTGGAAGTTATGCAACTGCTTCAGGTACACATTATGGTCAATATCTTAATTTAGGTGATGACGACTCGAAAGATAACTATCAACTTATCATGAAGTATCGTGGCAATGCGATGCACCCTGAAGTTGATATGGCTATCGAAGATATTGTTAACGAGGCTATTACTGGTTCAGAACTCGAGCAGACACTTGAATTGAATCTTGAAGAAGTAAAAGCACCTGATAGAATTAAGAAAGCAATTACAGAAGAATTCGATAACATCTATAGTATGTTAAACTTTAAAGAAATAGGTCATGACATATTCAGACGTTGGTATGTCGATGGCAGATTATATCATCATCTTGTACTTGACGAAAATAATACTAAAGATGGTATTCAAGAGATTAGACCTGTCGATGCTGCTAAGATGCGCAAAGTGAAGAAGGTCAAAACAAAGAAAGATCCAGTAACCGGAGCTAAAATCGTTGAGAAGGTAGATGAGTTCTTCATCTATCAAGAAAAACCAGGCTCATCAACTTCTGGTATTAAGATGACTAATGATTCAGTAAGTTATGTTACTTCAGGCCTATTGACAGAAGATAGGAAGAAGATCGTATCATACTTACACAAAGCATTGAAGCCTATCAATCAGCTACGTATGATGGAAGATTCTTTGGTCATCTATCGTCTAGCACGTGCACCTGAACGTCGTATATTCTATATTGATATTGGTAACATGCCTCGCGGTAAGTCAGAAGAATATATGAAGAGCATCATGACTAAGTATCGCAATAAACTTGTATACGATGCTAAGACTGGTGAGATTCGTGATGATCGTAAACATATGTCAATGCTCGAAGATTTTTGGTTGCCACGCCGTGAAGGCGGTAAGGGTACAGAGATTACTACATTACCTGGTGGAGAGAACCTCGGTCAGATAGATGACATCATATATTTCCAAAAGAAAGTCTATCGCTCTCTAAACGTACCAATCAACAGGTTAGAGCAAGAAGCACAGTTTAGCTTAGGTAGATCAACAGAAGTAAATCGGGACGAACTGAAGTTCCAAAAGTTCATTGATAGACTACGTATGAGATTCGCGCATCTCTTTTATGGTATCCTTAAAAAGCAATTGATAATGAAGGGTATATGTACAGAAGAGGATTGGGAATCATGGAAAAATGATATTACAGTTGACTTTGTTCGTGATAACCACTTTACAGAACTACGTGATGCAGAAGTATTAAGAGAAAGACTACAAACCCTAGATATTATGCAAAATTATGTAGGTGAATACTATTCGAAAGAATGGGTACAGAAGAACGTGCTCATACTATCTGACGAAGATATAGCTAAGATGAGAAAAGAAATAGATGGTGAAACAGAAGAGGAACCAGAAGAAGAGGAACCTCAACAAGCACCAGCACAAAAATTTGAATTGAAACCAGTAGGAGATGCTCAATGAGTGAAGAAGTAGTAGCAACACATAGTGTTGAAGATATGATCCAAAACGCTTTGGACCAAGATTTTAATAAGGCTAATAAAGTATTTGGCGATATCATGACCATTAAGATGAACGATCTTTTAGATCAAGAGCAAGTAAAATTAGCCGATCAAATTTATAATGGAGTGGAACCAGATGAAC